TTTCGCAAAGTTTCAGCACCTTTTGAAATCAACACCTCATTCGCATCCTTATAATCACCAAACTCAACGTATTTGCACCTATATGCGCCAAACCGCCTTGATAATTCATTGCGCAGCTGCAATCCCGCATCATCATTATCAGTGCAAAGAATGATTTCTTTTTTGTTTTTAAAGTATTCAAAGCAATTATCCAAATACTCAAGTTTTTGATTGCCTTTTGATGCACCATTTGGAACGGAACAAACGGAATACAATCCCGCCTCGTGCAATGAAAGCGCATCCATTTCACCCTCCACGATGTAGCAACGCTCAACATCTTTCAAATTATCAATGCCATAAAAAATGAGTTCCGCACCCGAAACGAGTTTGAAATTCTTTTCAGCATCACGATATTTTACGTTGATTAACTCCTTATTCCTAAAATAGTTAAAGTTAATGCACCGCCTTTTCTTTTGCACTTGTGGCATATATTCAAGCGATTCACCAATTTTCCAATGCGCAATTGTTGGCTCCGTTATGCCTCTGGAGGCAAACCATTCAATCACACGATCATTCAAATCAACACTCACTTTTGGAGGTTTGATGAATTCTTTTTTGCGCTCAAACTTCACGCTCCCGCTCCATCCGCAATTATGGCAATTGTACACACCCTCATCAATCGTAACCGACAAACAAGGATCATTTTTCTTTTTGCGTGTATGTGAGCATTTTGGACAAGTTGTTTTTTCGTATCCTGATTGTTTTTTCAAGACAATTCCGAGTTTTTCAAGTTTCTGTTTCATTTTGCTAACTTAAAAAATAATTCAATCCGATTATCAACATTTCAACTGTTATTACATAAATGATGGCAAAGTACATTGCACCCTTCATCAAAAATTTTTGGTTTCTGTTTAGTTTCATATTTTGGTTTTTAAAATAAAGTTTGTTGTGCTTGATGTTGTTTCAAACGTTTCATTGATGCTTCATAATAATCAGGATCAAGTTCACAAGCGGTTAAATCAAAACCCAAATTGTGACAAGCAATTGCAATGCTGCCTGATCCCAAATGTGTATCTAAAATTTTATCCCCTTCCTTTGCGTAATTCATCAAAAGCCATTCATATAATGCAACGGGTTTTTGAGTTGGATGTATTTTTCCTTTATATCTATTATCAAATCTAAATAATTTTGCAGGATATGGAAAAGATGTCCAAGCAAGTTCCCCCTTTGAATAAGTTTCAAAAGGTTGCATTTTATCCCAAAAAATAATCCCTCTTGTTGGAGGCAATTCAAAATAGTTTCCTCCCCATATTATTTGATTTTTTGAAACTCTAAATAATTCATCAAAATATATTTTAGATGGTTTTACATCCCATTTATCAATAATTCCATTTTTGTATGCCCTATTTTTAAATTTTTTTGAAACACCACCTTTTTGTGCGCCACTTTCAATAATACCATAAGGAGGATCAACAATTGCCAACTCAAAATGGTTATCGGGATAACGTTTCATCATTTTCATATTATCCTCATTTGTAATTTCAATCATATTTTAGTTTTTAAAAAAATTATTTCATCCATTGTGAGCATTTTGTGTGGCTCAAGCACATAGGAAAGCACCCGAGTGTGCCTCAAGTTCTTTTCATTAAATACCATCCCATTGGTTGCAAACCCTCTGAATTGGAATGTTTTTTCATCACCTTGAAAAAAGGCAAAAATATCAACATCACATTTTGAATACTCTGGAATCATCATTGGGTTTCTGATGTTGCGTGAACACTTCACATCCACACTCCATCCATTCCACGTGGCATCGTATTTATCAGTGCCTTTAATCTTTGAAGTGTTACCAACACTAAAATCAGGCATCAAATTCATTTCCCTGCAAAATATGTATTCCGCAGCAAAACCCACATAATTGAGTTTTAAGCCACTTTTTTCGTTCACAGTACCCAAACCATCAATGCCACTGCGTTCCTTGTTTATTTGCCTTTGTTTTGCGTGAAAACGTATCAAATCGCTTTCCCACTCATCCAGAAAATAGAATTTATTGTTTTCCATCAAGATATTGTTTTAAATTTTCATATTCCGTTGTGCCAAGTTTGTACACCAATGCGAAATCATCCAACTCCGCTCCTTTTGTGATTGCGCCAATCATTGGCTTTCCCGCAGGATCATTGTATTTGTAAAATTTTATAAGGTTTGGAATCATCTTGTAAGCTTGTGGTTTGCCTGATTTTTGCATATCCATAAACCGATCAACCCAAAGAATGCCATTTTTATCCTTATTGCGCAATTTTAGTATTGAAAGGAAATTGCCACTCCAGAATTGGTCATCACGCATTTTTTTCACCATTTCATAAACCTTGCGCAAATCGTATCCATCAATGCGCTCAATGCGTTCCAAGCAATTTGCCCACTTTAATTTTTGGGCATCCGTTTTTGGTTGATACTTTTTTGGAAACAAAACAACAAAGTGCTGCAAAGCGGTTTTTACGCTTTGTGGAATATTACTTTCTTTATTATGATATTGTACATTATCTTGTATATTATCTTGTACATGATATTGTATATTATTATATATATTACTTTGGTGCGGATTTACCGCAGCGGTTTTTCCCGCAACGGTTTTTTCCGCAATGGTTGGCACAATCAACCGAAAATTGTATCCTGAAAACTTTCCATTTTCCCGCACTTCCTCACGATTCAAAAAGCCAAATGATTCCAATTCTTTTATTTTTGTAGTGATGGCATCCTTTCCATCCTTGAAATGCCCTTGAATGAATGCCATTGTCATTTTTTGATTGGCATCGTGTGAAAACAGCCAACAGTACAATCCAGATGCAGCCATTGTGATTCCCTTTTTTCTGAATATATCGGTCGGGATAACCGCAAACCTATCAAAATGATCAGGTTTGTAAATTCTATTTACTACCATTTTTTTTCTGTTTCTAAATTATCAACTTGTAATCCGTTTCAATTGATCACAAAATGTGCGAAGGTCACCAAAAATTTTGGCAAACTCCAAAAAAGTAATATTATTATCACCATACAATTCCCACAATACCTCCACAAGCAAATCCATTTCAACCCTTGACATTGTGCCAAGATATTCATAATTGACATCAAGATCATCGGTTGCGTTCATTGTCCAACGCACCTTTTGATTTTCCTCATCGAAATAAACATTCCTATATTTCATTGCTAAAGTATTTTTTGATTGTATCGGAAACAACATCAAAATCATTGAGGCAATATGTTGCCCATCCTTTTGCGCTTAACCTATCAAGCCATTTCAATTGGTTTGGAGTTGCCTTATTTTTTCCCGCCTTGAGTTCAATTGCCAATCCATTGAATGAATCATTGCAATCAAAAATCAATACATCAGGAACTCCCGATTTGCCACCAAGATATTTGAATTTGAAACGCTCAAAAGGAGTGCGCCTACCTTCATTTGGAACGTGCGCACACAAAGCATCTGGATACTGCAACTCAATGAAAGTCATCACTTGATGCTGCAACTTATCCTCATTCCCAAGATACTTATAAAACCCCTTTGACATTGTTACACTTTTAACAAAATTACATAAAAAACTCATTGAATTTGCATTTTTAGCATTTGCATTCTCAAATCATCAATTTCATTTTCGAGTTCACTGATGGTTTTTAATGCATCAGCAAGTTGATGTGAAAGTGATTTTCCGCTCATTGATGGTGATACTTTTCTGGAGGATCTGAAATCAACAATTGTTTTTAATGATTCAAAGTTTTCCTTGAAATTTACATCAACCTCACAAAGTATTTTGAAGCGTTTTGTGCCATGCAAAACGGTTGCGTGATCCTTTCCCACCGATTGCCCGATTTCATTCAAACTCATCCTCCGCATTCTGCAAATTTCATAATACATATATCGTGCCTCCACAACTTCACGTTTCCTTGTGCGCCTTTCAATATCAATTTTGAAAAAATCCCAAATTGATTTTTTTACAACATTGCGAATGTTTGCGTTTGATATTTGTTTTTTAGATAATAATGCTCCCATCATCATTTCGGTTTGTTGATTCGTATCCCAATGCAACATCGGTTTCCTTGTAAAATTTCCAATTATCGAGTGCCTGTTTGTATCCCATTTTCCATTTGTTTCCATTGCGCCCAAGTTCAATCAAATCATCACTCAAACCATACACCTCAATTGAATAAGGATAATTGGTTTCAACCGCAATGAAACGGAAATCCTTTGGATCATATCCAAGTGCATCACAATAAAATGTCGCTTGTAAATCGTAACGGAATTTTAAAATGTCAATGCGGAACTTTTCAGGTGAATTATCTTGGCAAGTTTTAACATCTGAAATCCATCCTGCAATTGAATTTTTGCAATCAGGTCGAACACGAATATCAACACCATCCATTGTGCCATAATGTGAAACTTCGATTTCACCCTTGCAAAACTTTTGCGCCAATTCATTTTTTTTCAAGTTTTCCATAATGGCTTTGATGCGGTTATGATCCGCCTCATCCAACACTATTTTTCCTTTTGCCTTTTCGATGTGTTCCGCCTTGAGTGCTTTGCCCTCCTTTGTGCGCCCATCAACCTTTGGCATTATGTAATAATCATCATAAAATTTGTCGCTTTCAAGCATTGCAGTATGCACCGCAGTTCCAAATTTCATTGCATCGGTTTCATTGAATTTCCTATCAAGAAAATGTTTCACCGATTTTTTGGCAATCATTTTCAAACCTGATGCGCTGATGGATTCTTTTGAGTGATATTCCTCATTTGTATCTTGTATCTGTTTCATTTTGTGTTTTATTTTTTGAATGTTTTCATTTCTTGATACGCTTTTGATTTAATGGAACTTGCATTGCCATACCAAATGAAAAGTTTTAATAATTCATCTTTTACCTCCGAATCAACATCCAGTGATTCAACTATTTCATTGAAATCCTTTTTGTATTTTTTGATTCGCTTGTTTTCGTATTTGTATATTTCGATTGGTGATTTCATTATATTGTTTTTTGAGTTAAAAAAAAGGGAGCAGCAAATGCCACTCCCATTGCTTGACTACCAAGGCAAATCACTTTCCCCTTGTGCCACTTTTTGCACTTTGCCATCTGGCTGCCAAGTGTTTAGTTCAGCGTACATTTTACCGCTTTGAGCGGTTTTCACATCAAGATTCACCCATCCGTTTTTTGAGTTTGCTTTCACAAACTTTCCGAATTCATCAACCTTGATTGATACATTTGCCACCACAAAATCGGGAGCGTTTTCTCTACGTTTCACAATGAAACCATCTGCAAAAATTTTATCCTCTGCCATTATATATTGAATTTAGATTTTAATTTACTTAATTGAGTTGCGGATAATTCCGCTTTTTGTATTGCTTTCAATGCAGTTTGTCGATCTGATTTCATCACAACTTCAAATTGCTCATTTGAAAGTTTTGGCTTCATTCCTGATGCCATATTGCCATCATCATCCTCCGCTTGTAACGAAAGCAATGATTGCAATGTGTACCTCCTGAAATACGTAATTGCTGATCCGAGTTTCTGCGGATCATTTATTTCAGGAAGTTTCACTCCACTTTCAATGGAGTTTTTTCCATCACTTATCACACTGCAAACTTCACCATCCTTGATGGGTTGCAAAAGTGTGAGTTCGTGCTTGTTTAGTATTGGCAATACCTCCCGAATCAATACATTGATGTCAAAGTATTTTGATTTGAAAAAAGGATTTGTTGCTGATTTTGAAATCGCTCCGATTTCGTTTTGCACTTTCAAAAGTTTTTCGTGCAAATTGTTTTCTGTTTCTGCCATTGTTTTAAATTAAACGATTAAGATCAAACCCCAACGATTGGAGTTTTTTGATTTCATCCACCTGAAAAGTTCCGCAATTGTTCACCCTTGAACGAAGTGTTGGGATTGTCATTCCAAGTGCTTGACAAACCTTTTTTCGTGTGAGTTCCAATCGCTCCAATTCGGAGTTGAAATATGTGTTAAATTCCATACTTGAAAAAATTTATTTTCGCTAATATAGAAAAAATTCTTTCTAAAAAGAAACCTCAAGCAAAAAAAATTTCACTCAAGGTTTCTGGCAAACAAGGGAAAAGGAATGTTTTTAGTTTTGGCGCAGCTGATGTGTGACCGTAACATCAGGATCATTGTTTGGAGTGTGTGCAATGAATTTGAATTCATTTAGGCGCAAATTATATTTTAAAGTATCAATCATTGATGCCTGATCATCCTGATAATCGGTTTTGAAATCAACAAACAACTTATCCAATGGGGTGACTGGTTTGTTTTTGTTTCCGTATCCAGTGCCTTCATATCGTGGCACATAAGTTCTGTAATCATTCAAGATTTGTTGTGCGTTGTTTTTATCATCATCAACTGTAATCGGTGATGAAAAAACTCCTTTTGCTAAAAATGCATTTACAATTTCCTCATTTGGCACAACCTCAAAATCATAAACCCCACGATTCTGCGTGATTGTTGATGTTAGTATTTGCTCATCACGTTCGGTGTCTGAATCTTTTGCTATTATGTTATCTAAATACATTGCGGAATACCCAGTTCCTGATCCCAAAACTGGTTGGTAAAAGGTGATTGATATTTGCATATAATATCCCAAATTTGAATCATTTGGCAAACTTCCTGATTCTTTTTGCCACCTTCCCAAATCCCTTGCATCTGAAAATTGAAGTTCATTGTAAACCAAAGTGCCGCTCATTGAATTATTGTCTTTGTCATAATATCTTGTTGTTATCGGAATAAATGGGGAAAGTGATGAGTCAACTTTTACCGAATAGTACAATTTATAGGAAACGCTTGTTGCGCTTGAATCAAAAAGATATTCAAAAGAATATCGCACATTGTCTGCGGGATTAAAATTTCCAATTTTAAAAAAACCATCTTGACTAATTGCGGTTATTCTTGATGCAGCACTTGTTGTGAAATTTGTTAGTTTATAGGATTGATTGTTTGATCCAACAAAATCGTGATTTGTGGCAACCGCTCCATAACTTAAAGTGTGACCAGATGCGCCAAAAGTAAATCCTTGACCTGCGCTCATAAATCCATAAACTTCACCCTCTTGTTTCAAATCAGATTCCAAAATCACTTTTTTCAAAGGTGATAAGTATTCAATTGTTAGATCATTTTGAATTGGTTGCAAATCTTTTTTGATGCTTTTTGATACATTTTTTGTGGCATTTCCTTCAAAAGTTCTGCCATCACCAACTCCAAACACTTGAAAATCAACCACCTCATTTTGCCCGTTTGCAAGTGCGTTTTTGAAAACTGTTCTATCATAATATTGCCCAGAAAAAACATCATCCAAATACAATGAATTTGGCACAACCCACCAATCACCAAATGCGTGAAATATCCTTGAATTGGATTTTCGCAAAATGTTTTCCAAAACTTCTTTATTGTTTAGAAAATTTAATTTGGCATCAATGTTTGAATATGTGCTCCAAGGTCGTGCAGGAATATCCCCAATAAAATCCGATGTGCCTGTCCATTGTGTGTCACCCGCCCAATACAAATATCTTTCAACTGCGGTTGCATCTTTGTTGAATTCTTGTAACATTTCCGAAACATAATACCACTCACCCAAATTTGTTCCGAATTCAATCGGATTCACATATATATTCAACGCCCTTGAATCATTTACATCAAGCAATCCCAAGCCATCCAATGCGGTGATGGATATTTCAAAAGGAGTTGTTGAAAGTGCCTCCGAATAAGTATCCAAATATAGAAACCCCTCCCAAAAAGTTCCCCATTCATAAGATCTTGAATCGGTGATTGATTTTCCAATGCACGTTTCATTGTCTATTGTGCCACCATCATTCAAAACCCGTTTTGTGAAATCACTTGAAATTGTGTTTCCTTGTGTGAGTTCATTTTCAATACATTCAAGAACTTCGATGCGCCCTGCATTTGTGGCAATTTCCTCAACCCTATCTTGAAAAACATTTGATTGATTCCTATCATAATAAATTTGCACACGATATTCCTCTTCATTGCCTTTGAAAAAATCATCATAAGTGACATCATCAGTCACAAGCAAATTCAATGTGCAACTTGATCCAATTATGGGATTGTAAAAATCATCATCACCCTCCCATTCCATTTCAACTGGATTTCCCGTTCCAATCATTGGCAACACTTCACCTGAATATCCATCTTGCAAGATTTCAACCTTTTTTGCGTGTCCTAATAAATCAGAAAATATCAATCTGTATTTTACCCCGTATGCCATTTGTTTATTTTAATCGTGAGCGATTGCGTTCCGCACGTTGAAGTGCAACCACTAAATCCTGCCCTTGAATTCTAAATTCACCGCCAACATTCACTTGTTGCGCTTGTTTCCCGCCAATCATTCCCTCCAATTTATTTAATGGAGCAATCACCTCTGGATTTTGTTTTGCGCCCGTATATTCGCCCATCACACCCAATGTTGTGCCTGAAACAATACCACCATCAGCAAACTTTGGAATTGCAGCAAATGCGCTCATTACACCACCCACCGCAGTTGCAATGAATGCAGGAGTTGTGAATATTGCAGCAGGACCAGTTGCAGCACCCGATGCAGTTGCACCCGCAATTGCTTGTGAAATAGATTGTGCCAACATCATTGAAATAAGTTTCAAAACGGTTGTGATTAAGCCACCAATAAAACCTTCAAAACCATCTTTTGCCAAACCAAGTGATTCAACCAATCCCATTGACATACTATCAAAGGCATTGGCAACACCTTCACCAACCATTTGTGAAACCTCCGCAAGATCCTCAAGTGCAACTTTGAATCCAAGTACATTTGCCATTGCCTCCTCCGAAACTGGAGGATCAATCTTGTTAATATCAACCGCTCCAATAAAGCCATGAGTTGGCTGCATTGTAGTTGCGCCACCACCACCCGATGTGCCTTTTGCGGGTGAAGTACCTGCACCACCACCAACATCACCAATCAATCCCGAAACAAATCCAGAAACTTGATCTTTCACATTTGTGAGTGCGCCTTGCACTTGCTCAACAGTTTTCTTTTCAAGTGTTGATCCAACTGCATCACTCATTGCATCGGTGAAATTATCACCAATTTCCTCACCCGCACTTTTCACAATATCAACAGATTCATCAAAACCATCTGACAAAATTTGCTTGAATGATCCTTTAAAACCCTTTTCGGAAAACTCCTTGATGAGTTTCCACATTGTTGAAAATGAATTGATTACTAACATCACTTGCGTTTTTGCAAATGTGAAAACTGTTTGGAATGCCGCCTTGAGGAAATATATCACTTTACGAAGTGCCTCCGATCCATTATATAAATCCACAAATTGATTGTATAAACCAACCACAACTGGCAACACTTCACCCCAATTTTTATATATGATAAAAGCAACACCCGCCAATGCAGCTGCAACCAATCCAACAGGTGAAAGCAACAAACCAATTGCGCTAACTAAACCACCAACCAACGTGATAATTGTTGGCAATACAACTGCAAATGCACCCAATCCCAAAATAAGTTTTTGAGTGCCTTCATCTAAATTGAAAAATGCATTGAATACGTTTTGAATAACCCTTGAAACATCCTCAAATATTGGCAAAAACCCAGTGAGTAAAGTTGCGCCAACTTGTGCAAATGATTCACGTGCGGAATTCATTGCCTTGCGTAATCTAAATTCAGCGGATTGTGCGGTTTCATCAAATGCGGTTTGCACCATTCCTTGCGTGTTAGTCATCCGCTCAAATATTTCACGAGTTGTTTCCATACTGTTACCCGTAAGATCAAGCACCCCTTTCAATGCACGTACATTTCCAAATGCAGTTTCAAACGCTCTTGCGTTTTGATTTGCTCCTTCTTTTAATGTATTAAGTACTGAAAGTAATCCTTCATCTTTGATTTGCTGCCTTAATCCCGCACTGCTCAATCCCATCTCCTCCATTGCATCCGCAGCGGTTTGAGTTGGTTTCATTATCCCCATCATAATGGAGTTCAATTGTGTTGCTGCTTGTGCAGCGGGAGTTCCCGTTCTACTCATTGCAGCAAATGCAGCACCCACCTGATCAAATGCAATTCCCATATTGGATGCAACTGGTAAAACTCCCCCCATCACAGATGCCAATTCATCAGATTCAATCGATCCCTCACGAATTGCAGCGGTTAATACATCGGTTGCATCAGATGCATTCAGTGTATCCGATCCGTATGCGTTCATTGCTGCGGATGTAAGTTGAGCAATTGTTTTGGCTTCACCCATTCCAATTGCAGATGCCTTCATTGAACCTTCCAATGCCTCCATTGCATCCTTGCCACGTAAACCCGCTGATGTTACAAAGAATAGTGCATCAGCTGCATCAGCACTTGAAATTGCAAATTCCTTTGCCATTGCTTTAACACCAACACCCATTTGATCAACCTCATCACCTGCAATTCCCACAAGGGATTTGATTTTTGTCATTGATTTATCGAAATCCGTTGCCATTTTGATTGCAGCACCACCCGCCAATGCCAATGGCAATGCTAATCTTGTTTGAAGTGATTTGCCAACTGCGGTTGTGCTTTTACCAAATGATTTCAACCGCCCTGATGCGGTTTTGAGTGTTGCATTTAGTTTCGATGCATCACCCAATAAAGTAACTTTCAATTGATTATTTGCCATCCGTAGAATTTAAATGTAAAAATACAAAAATCCTACATCTTTAATTTTTTATCAAATGTCGCTGATTTGACTTTGTCTAAAAATGAATTGTATTTGTCCTTTGTGGATTTTGGTCGATTCTTTTCCATTTTGGCATATATATCTTGAGGCAATGAAAACAACTTTTCAGGATCAATCATTTGTGAACGTTTTTGAGCATTCACATTGTACACCATTGCTGCCAAATATCGGATGCGTTCCCACTCCTTATTGTTGGCAATGTAATATGATTCACCCAAAAGGTGATTTTCCTTCCAAGTGTATTTCCAAAATTTATCAGGATCAATCCCTACTTGACCGATGAAATAATCCATCAAATCATCCCAAGTGAGTTTTTCGGGAGTTAGGGTTTCGTTTTTTTTTCTGTTGATTTCACAACATTGCGCTTCACACCTTGATTCAAATCATTGCCAAGCACTCTGGATTCCATCATTGCATTCACAATGTCCTCAAGTTTTTCCGCTTGTAAATCCTCAAGCCACATTCCAACTTTGAATTCATTGTAGTCAATTTCATTTCCCTCCTCTTGATCATTTGCAAGGATTGCGGAATAAATAAGTGAACGAATTGTGCCAAGTGAAATTCCCTCACCAAATATGTCACCAATCTTGTCAAGCGAAATGCCCAATGTATCAGTGAAGTTTGCCCAAAAGTTCATTGAAAAATGCAACTTGCGCATTTTCCCGCCAAGTTTTATGGAGTAGTATCCCCGTTGTTTGTTTGCCATAGTAAAAAAATAAAAAGCGCAATCCCCTCAAATTGCGCTCAATTCATAATATTTTATCCGTCTGATGCAGCAATTTGCCCAGTCAATGTGATTGATCCTGAATAAGAAACTGGTGATTCCATTTCCGCACTTTGCTCAAGTGATGAAAGGAAACCCTCCGCAGTAAAAATACGATCACCCGTTGTTTCAGTTCCGAATACAACAGTCAATTGTGTACGTGCCAAAAGAAAATCAGCAAGTTCAGTTACGTTTGATGTATCATCATAAGTGACTAATCCATCAAATGAAACTTCACCGCTCATCACACCTGCGATAACCTCTTGAAATCCGCTTGAATCTTTTGTTGTTGCCTCTGGCAAATCAGTTGATAATGTTAATGAGCATGATGTCGTATGCCCTAAATTTGCTCCCTCTACCGAAAGAATCAGATTTGTTCCGTTAAATACACCCGTTGTTGGCATAGCTTATAATTTTTTAATTCTATACAAATATACTTATTTTTTTTATATGTAATCAATCCCAAAAAAGGAATGAACACCATTATCACTCAAGGTGATTTCGTATTGCTCCCAATCCTCTGGTTGCGCTTCAATACCTTGCCAAAGTACATCAACGGAAAAGTTTTCCGCCAATACCGCATCGGTTTCGATATTGCCCTCATCATCATAAACTGGTTGCTCCACGATTGGATGATATAATTTCACAATCACATGCTTGTGATCAGGATGTGTTTCATCCAATTCCTCATCATATTGTGATGGCAACGCATCAATCAAAGCATCCGCAGTTGCTTCATCTGGAAATTCATATTTTTTAAATAT